TTTTATCATAGTCTCCTGCTGCTCTTTAGTAGGATATATTCTTATCTTATACCCTTTCATTATAACCTTTGACATCATTTTAACTCTCATTGAACTCCTTTCTGTCATTATAATAATATATCATCAAAAATAAAGTTTTAAAATTTCTGGGATCATAGAAAAATTATAGTACTAGAAGAAATTTTCTAGTACTATAATTATTATCTTTTATAACTCAGTATTATCATCTGTATAATCAACTCCTGCATACTTTTTCTTATAATAATATATATCTTTAAAATTGATATTATCTAAGTTATTATCAGTAGAATAAACCCATTCTTTTCCATCATGAGAATAGAAGAGATCATAGTTAGCACCGAATGTAGTTGCTAACCATAAATTATCTATATAATAGACGTTGAAAATATCACCGTATGTGATATTAGATCTATGCCATGTAATTCCATTTTCACTATATAATAATCCATCATTACTATATGAATTCATTACCCATATACCATTATGGTACTGAACATATTTAAGACGAGAATCATGTCCTAATGGAACATCACAATCTAACCATTCTCTTCCATTATATGAATACTTTAAGAAATAACTATCTTTTTCATAGTCATCTTCTACACATGCAATTGCTATTTTATCGTTAAACTCAATCCATGTAACTTTATTAGTATTTATACAACTTTGCCAATATAATCCATTTGTTGAATAATATATAGGAGTATTAATACCATAAGCTAGAAAAACTTCATCATTGAAATTCTTTATATATGTAATGTCATCATCTTCTATATTAGTCTGTGACCATACTATTCCATCATATGAATATACAATACCATTATTATTAGCAGGTGCTCCTATATAAAGTTCACTAGGTCTTTTTGTTAATTTCATAAAAAAATTCTCTTTTCTCCTTTTAAATATAAGTGTGAGTATATAACATATAAAATATATTATAATACCCACACTATATTCATCTTTTAGTTGTAACTTATTTTATCATTATACCATCTTCAGTAATAACAATTTTTGTATTATCTCCTGATGAGATAACCGCCTTATCACCAAAGATATCTATTGATGTGTTACCTATAACATAGGATTTTACATCATTTGGAGTTGAAGTTTCTTTTAACTTAAGATTGAAGAAGCAGTTGATTGGTTTCAATTCGTATACTATCTGATATGGTCCCACTATATGATATGGATAATGACTACTGAATATATCATTCTTAATAGCAAAGTATGCTTCTTTATATACATTAGTCTGATACCATTCCTTACCATTAAGGGAATAAAATATTCCAAAATCAGTGTTCATAAATATAATATCCACATCTATAGATGTTACTTTATCTTTATCTTTATATTTCTGTGTTATATGTGTATTACTAAATGAATAGATTTTGAGATTAGGATCAAACTTTTCTCCATCTACATATAAGGTTCCATTATGAAACCACTTGTCAGATTTACCTGAAAAGTCTTTATAATATACGTTTTTATCAGTACATACAATAAGTATATCATCAAAATAGTAAAATATATCAACCCTTTCTCCAATATATATCATAGGATACCACTTCATACCATTATAAGAGAAGTATATATCACCTGTGATATAAGATGCTAACCAATACTGAGGTGTACGGATAATATTATTGAAAGTATTATTTTCAATTTTAAACTCTGCTATACACTGAGTAAATTCAACACCATTAAATGAATAATATAATCCATGATCTTCAATACTGATAACGAATATATTATCTTCAAATAAGATATCCATTATATTATAATTGCCGTCAATATCGAACTCTACCTTATACCATTCTTCAAAATCTGTTGACCAGAAAAGTCCTGAATCACCACCTCCTACTAATACTTTTATTTCATAGTGATAGTCAAGATTAACTGCATATTTAATCTTCTCAGGATTATTTACAGGTACTTCGTTTATAAATTTCCACTCCATACCATCATGGGATATAAACAATCCAGTGTGCTCTCCATCATCTCCAGCAGTCAACCAGATGTTTGCTTTTTCTATATAGAATATCTTATAGAAACTGCCCTTTGTAATATTGGTTCTTTTCCAATCTCCAAGAGTGGAATATAAACCATCATTATATGAATATACAATACCCATATAATTACAAGTGGTAGCAACGTACAGTCCATTTGTTGATCTTACACAATCATAAATCTCTGGACCTCTCTCTGATTCACCAAATCCATCAAAATCATCATCTTCAAAAGAATACCAACTAGTAAGAAATTTAATTGATTCTTCTTTAGCTTCAACTTCAAAATTTTCAAATAATGTGTTATTCATTTTCTTTTCTCCTTTTCTAAAATGATATAACTATAACGATTCATTATAATAATATATCATCAAAAATAATATTAACGTCCATAAAAAGAAATAGAGAATAGAACGATTTAAAAGCTCTATTCTCTATTTCCTGTTAATCTATAAAATTATTATAGTAATCATGTAAAGTTTCATTATTATCTTCATGATCATGATATATTAGTCTAGTTAATGTATCATTATATATTTCTTCATTGAAATGATTATTATTATCTTCTTTATTATTATACTCTTCTAAATGTTTATTATATTCATTTATTCTATGATGTGATGGAGTCTTCTTCATTTCCATCCACCGTATTATCTTCATCATCACTAAGATGATGAGGTTTTTTCTTTTCTTCCAGATATTCTTGTAAGAGATTATATGGTAAAGGATAACCTATAAATGTATCTCCCATATTATCTACATACTCAGCCTGATTGCATCCTAATTCTTCTTCTTTAGGAATTATATAATGCTGATCAGTAACATTAAATGGGAATGTAATATATCTAGCTGATCTAGTATTATTTGTAATATTACCCTCATTATCTTCAAATGATATTACATTAGATATATGAGCTAAGTTATTATCATTATTAAATCTAAAAGCAGATCTATAACGCCAGTTTCTTTGTATAGATTCTACATTAAATCCATAATTACTATCTTTATATGTTAATAAGATATCTTTACCTATAATTTCAGCTAATTCAGGATCATCACTAATATCTTCCCATTCATTATCTTCACCAGTTAATTGTGTTATTGGTATCCCAGATAATAATGAAGATATTATATTAGTAATAAACTTTAAATTCTGTACAGAATCACCTGATACTCTGCATTTCTCTAATACCTCAAAGCAAACATCTTTAGCAGTATTATTTAATCTTAATAACTGATTATATACATCTTCACATAATTCTTTATCTTCTTCACTAATATCCTCTTTAAGATTATCTAAAGAATAGATAGATAAAAAGTAATTAAGTTCTCTTTCTATATACTCCTCTAGTGGATCTATATATGCAATAATTTCATTTTCCATAACTATTATACCTCCTTATAGTTAATCAAAAAATAAAATAGAGTTCAAAGACATTAATCTTTTGAACTCTATTTCATTATAAAACCCTTTGCAAAAGATTTATTTTTATGTGATTTATAATTACCTAGTTATAACTTATTTAATATGCTACTGATCTACCCATTCTATCGCCATTACCATTAGAGTTATTCTTATTCTTCTTCTTATTTCTATTTCCTCTAACCTTAATAGCTTCATATTCTTCATAGAAGGTAGCTAACTTATTCTGGAATTTAGCTGCTCTCTTATATCTCTTATAATCTTTTGGATCTTCTGTATTGAAGAGCATTTTCTTAATATCAGAAGCTCTATCTATAAGAGCAATAGCAGATTTTAATTCTTCCATATCAATTGGAGAAATATCAATCTCCTTAAAGCACTTAGTACATCTATATATAGGTGCTCCGTTAGGTGCTTTTCTATTTGTCATAGTTATCAGGAATTTTCCATCTAACTGATGTGGACACTTAGATCTAGCTGAGATAGTATTTTCTTCCATCTTCAACTTAACTAATCTATTAGTTTCCATCTGATCAACCACTTCTTTGATGATTGACTTCATTTTTAAATTTTTCGGTTTACTCATCGTTCTATTAGTTCTTCCTTTCTCTAATTTTTTTAATTTACTTATATATTAGGTTAAAAGCAAGTGATTGCAATATATCTCAATGCTTTTATAAATTAGGTTCGCTAAAATATAAATTAATACATCGTTTTATTGCAATCACTCTAATAATATATCTTCTAAAATAAAGTTTAATAAATTTTAGGTTAATGTTAAAGGATCTGGTCTATAATCAGCATATTCCTCATCCATAACAATAATATTCTCTATAAGCTCAGTTACCGTTGTATTCGCATATAATAAATAAATCTATCTATTATAATTAAACTTGACACATCAACGCATCTCCTTTCATTAATATACTAAATACATTAACTACTCAGATTTGATATAATACTCCGTAGTCAAGGGTGCAACGACACCCTTTTTAGTCTAATATCTGTATATACATTATACTATTACTATCTACTTCTAATAATATATACTAATATTAAACTAAATGTTATTATAATTATATTTATTTATTATTTATTCGAGTTCGCTACACTCGTGCAGTTCTCTTATGAACTTCTATATATCTCTATATAGCGTAGACTATATCATTACCATATTATTATATATTATATATAATAACTTAGGTACACACCTTTTCGATTTAATAGATTTACTATAGACTAATATCATCTATATACTAACCACTTGGCTCTACTCTACTCATTTACTCTCTAATATATTTCTATATTAGATACACTTTCGATAGTCGTTGAACGTTCTTCTTATATTATATTTATATAAGAAGCTTCGATGCGTGATTATCTCTACTCTTTACCTTATTACTATACCTTGGTAATTACACCTTGCCATTTATATATCACTATATAAATTTAGTAGTAAAGATCTAACAAGTATTTTCCCGCAATTAAATGTGTTTTTGTTATATATCTTTCGATATATAGGAGACTATTCATTTCTGTTTAATCTCCATGATATATAAGTAGGATGTATATCTTGTAATACACCTTTAGTCATAGGTTTAGTTGGGAAACCAATCATATCAGTTTTACCAACTGTCTTAAACTGTATATCATTTACTGACTTAATAGCAGAATCTGTATAACCTACAAAAGTCTTGTAAGAGTTGTTAAATTGTATAAAACAAACTCTTTCACCAGCTTCTGATAATATCTGTTGTACCTCTGAATTAGTTAAAGCCATATATATTAATGACCTCCTTTTTTAATTAATCTTGATCTTCATCATTTCTATCAGTGATTATTTCTTCTTCATTATTACTATTATCTTCTTTATCTTTCTCTTCTGAATATACTAACTGCTTAAATATCTGATTAGCATATACTGCTACTGCTGCACATAATACTCCTTGTACAAAAGCAGAAAATATTGCACCACATACATCTTTAAATGTTAATAAATCATTAGTAGAGAAGATATATAATAATATGAATATCACACCTAATACTGTTAATAATATAGGTATATATTTGCTATTAACTTTGGAAGTTTTTCTAAGTGCCATACCAACTAAGTATAATGCTATTGCTAATGCATATACTTGTAAATCCATTATCTCTTTAAAGAAAGAAGCAGTATCGTACATTTATACCATCACCTTTCCTTTAAATACTAAATACTACTTATATTGACTATAATCAGATTGTTCTCCATATAATTCTACTAATACATCATTTATAAAATCTTCTCTATCATACTTTTGTCTATCCATTATTTCTGAAGCATCATTTAAAAGATATAATGGAGATATTAATTGTATTTCCACATTACCATCACTATCAGCATTTATACCAATAGTCATAGTTGTATTATCATAGAATGTAACTGTATCATTATGTAGACTACCATTTGTTAATAATGATACTCCATAACCTTTAGAAGTCCAATTACTGTTACTCTTATTAGCTGTTATAGCAGATGTACCATCATTAAACATAGATGCATAGCTAGTTTCAGTATAAGTAAAATGAAAATCATAATCAAGATTATCAAAGTTATCTTCATCTGGATTAGATAAGAAATCAGTTGCTAATACATTTCCATTATCTAATAATAACACAAAACCAAGTTTAATACTTGTATTCATAGCAGATTTTACTGTTGTACTATTATTAACCCATAAACCTATTGCTGCTATACCATCCTCTAAATCCATAGTATCTTCATTAAGAGTTATAGTCTTATATGTATTATAAGCATCTATTCTAGTATTTGCACTAGCTACTGTATTAGTATATTTAGTATTACTTATAGCATTATCTACTTCAGTCTTACTATATAAATCTGTAATACCATAACCAGCTATAGTATTAGGTTTACTAGTTATATAAGACCAATCTAACGTTTTCGGAGTATTCTGTTTAAACTCTAATAGACCATCCATATAACTAGATGTACCTATTTTAGTTTGATCTATTATCTTATAAAAAGCATCATCTTCTGAGCTAGAAGTAGCTTTAATATAAAGAGTATTACCATTATGGTATTTATTCTTTCTATCAGTATCAGTAATAGAAGAACTAGCTAAATCTGATAATGCAGTTATTTGATAAGCTCTTTCTTGTATTTCTGGAGGTAATTGTGATAATGTAAATGTACCTGAAGTGATATCAGAAGCATTAATTGTAACATTATCTGAAGTACCGTGTGTATGATTAGCATCTGCTTTACTATCCCAAGTACTAACCATATCAGCAGTAATATGTCCATTTAAATGTGCATTATAATTATCATTAGCACCATCTACTTTACTTTGAAGATTACCTAAATCAGTTGCATTAGATAGTTTAGTATCTATCTTAGCTTTTACAGTATCTTGATATGTAGTATCTAATTTACTATTAATATCATCAGTAGTTAAATAGTTATTATCTAAAGCTTCTCTTTGCTCTGCTGTTACATGAATTAACTTACCTTTATTATCTATATGATTAAATAATCTATCTGTATTAGTATTTAACTCATCTTGCATATCAGATATTAATGATGAAATATCAATATTATCTGATAGCTTATTAGAACTATCATAAGTACTTAATAACATAGTATCATCATATACAATATCTACCCATTTATTAGTACCTGCATTATAGTATTTTAATACAAATATATCAGGATTAGTATTATCAACCCATATAGCATCTGTATTAGATGGTGCAGTAGTTGATTTAACAAAACTAACACTAGATAAACCTAAATCATTAAGAGAAACTACTTCCCATTCAGAGGATGTAGATGTACAATTTCTTATATATGTCTTTTCATTATATGTAGTTATCATATAAGTGGTATCTATTCCAGTAAATGATAGTCTTTTAACTTCTATATTTAAAGGATCAGTACCATTTGTACCAGTAGGACCGTTAGTATAACTACTAACTACATAGTTACCTAAACTAGTAGAAGTAAAGTAAGTTTTTAAATCAATAGTATCAGTTAATCTTTTCCAGCTTAAACTATTTGGATCCATATCTAATAGCTTACCAATTAATTCATCAAATATTTTACCAGTAGCTGCTACTGTTGAAATATATAATAAAGTATTTGATTGCTTAGATATTCCACTATCATCAGAAGTTGAAGTATCTTTTACATCTGCTTCTGTTGCCATCTATAATCACCACCTTATTGATTAATCGTAAATTTTAAGCCCTTGTTTTTTAGGGTATATTGTGAGAAAAATAATTAAGTGTGTTATCTATATAATTCTGATAACACACTTAATTCTTATATGATTAACCTGATATATAACTATTCATAGTAGTTAATTCTGTATTAATAGCTGTACAATATTCATTTATAGTAGTTTCTAGATTAGCATCATATTCTAACATCTCATCTAGCTTATCTCTTAATTCATCTAAGTCAACATCAGCAGCACCTGCATCTATTAATGCTTGAATACTATTTAATGCTGTAGTTATAGTACTATTAGCACTATTTAACTTAGTATTAACTTCACTAGTTGTATAAGCATTAGTAATACCATAACCAGATAATGTAGTAGGCTTATTAGTAATACCACTCCAATCCATACTAGTAATAGCAGTAGCAAACTTTATATAACCATCTTCACTAGTTAATTTAGTATCATCTATTACAAAATAGAAAGATTGAGTATCTTCTACATAAACTTGATCACCATTTTGTACTGTATCAGTAGTTAATGCTAATCTAGCAGTATCATCTGCTACTGTAGTTAATCTTTCTAATGCAGATTTATCTATTAAACTTAAACTAATAGTACCATTTATATTAGTAGCTAATACAGTTACTCTACCATCTAGATTATGAGTATGATCAGCTTCTGCTTTATTATCCCATTCTGACTGTTTACTAGAAGATGGATGTATTGTGGTATTATTAATATGAGTATTTAATATATCTATATAACCATTAATAGTAGTTAATAAAGCTGATACAGAATCAGTTTTACTACTAAGCTGAGTATCTGCATAAGATTCTAATGTTTTAATTATATTATCTCTTATAGTTTCTAAATCATGCTTAGTAGCTTTACTATTCCATAATTGTCTTTCTTCTTCTGTTATATGAGCTACAGTATCATTATAATGATCTTGTGGATTATTATTACCTGTTAATAAAGATAATGAATAATATATACCAGTTGCAGAATCATTACCACCTAATAACCAAGTTCCATCTCCATAACATAATCCTCTAGTATTAATATCAGCAGTTATATTAGTACGATACCAGTTAGTACCATTCTTACTATACCATACACCATTATCTATAGAAGATGCTATCCATGAATTATTTTTATATTCTATAGAATAGAAACTACCAGAAGTTACATTAGACTGATAGAAAGTAGTTAAACTACTCTTATATGCATAATATAGTCCTCTTCTTCCTACTATAGAACCTGATGCAGCTCCAGCTACAACCATTTCATCATTACCAGCAAAAGCAGAGAAACCACCAGTATCTATATTACATTGAATAAATAATTCCGGATTAGTAGCTACCCAAATACCAGTATTAGTATCAGCGGTACTTCCTACATATAAAGCATTACAACCAACTCCAGCTCCATAATATGATCCATTAGTTATATTACTATCAGACCATGTAGAAGTATCACCAGTAGAATATTTTACACCTTTATCAGCATGACTACATGCAACTGTATAATGTTCTGAATTAGATCCTTCTAAATAAGCCATATCATAATAACTACCAGTATTCATATTAGTAACAGACCATGTAGTACCGTTAGATGAATAATATAAACCAGTATTAGTAGATGCAGTTATATAAGGTTCTGAATTACAGAAGAAGAAAACTTTCTTATTAGTAATATTAGATGTAGCCCATTCATTACCATCTGTACTAGTATATATACCATTACCATTAGTACCAGCAATAAAATAACCATTCCAATATGTTAAATCATATATATAAAGACTAGTAATTTTACTCTGAGTCCAACTTATACCATCTTTACTATACCATAAACCTTTATCTGTACTACCTGCAACATAAATATCATTACCGTAAGCGGCACATCTAAAACTACCAGTAGTTACATTAGATTGTATCCATCTTACACCATCTACTTCAAGTGGATCATTAATCTTTCTATCTATATATTCATATAAATCTTCATCATTTAAATCTTTAGGGATATCATCATTTGTTAATATTCCTTCTATACCAGATTCTACCCATTTATGAGATGATGTATCATATACATAAATATGAGTATTATCACCACTAGTATTTATCCATACAGCACCATCTTCAGGTTCACCTAATATATACTCACTTCCAACCGTTACTTGTAATTTATCCTTATCTAAATTCCACTCATTCCATGTAGAACCTGTTTCATTATAAGATCTCATATATGTATATGATAGATAATTAACTAATTGATATTCTATATCATTAATCTTAGTTACAGTAACATTTAGAGGTCCATTTAATGTATCAAAGAAAGTAGGTCCATTCTTCCAATATTGAACTACATAATTACCAGTGGTATATAGAGTATCCAGATCGAATACATTATCTTCACCAGAAATGATCTTAACCCAACCATTTTGGATCTTATCTAAAGTACCGGCTATCTTTATAGAGTTATCTATCTGCTCACCAGTATATTGACTTCTATAAGCCATATTATATTCTCACCACCTCAATATAAAATATTTTATATAATCGTAATTTTAAGCCGTTGTTTTATTAGGTACTATACATAGAAAGAGAGTATTATCCGCTAATAGTTGGATAATACTCTATATTCTTTATAGTAAGCTATCTATTTGAGATAAATTATTTCTTATAGATTTTATATAGTTATTAATAGTATTCTGTCTACTAATAGAGAAATAAGATAATGATTGTAAATCACTCATAAATCCATCTAAATCAAAATCTTCTAAATCTGGTACTTTATTATATGCAGTAGTTAAATTATTTCTAGGAGTTGTAATTTTACTTGATACATTAGAATTTACAGTAGATTTAGTTTGTGCATCAGTAATACCAAAACCAGATATAGTAGACGGTTTATTAGTAACATTCTCCCAGCTAATATAAGAAGATCCAGTAGCAAATGGTTTAAATGCACTTTCTGTACCTAACTTAGTATCATCTACTACAAAGTAAAATACTTTAGTATCTTCTACATAAATTTGATCACCATTTTGTATTGTATCAGTAGTTAATGCTAATCTAGCAGTATCATCTGCTACAGTAACCATTCTTTCTAAAGCAGATTGATCAATTAACTCTAATGGTAAAACACCGGAAATATCACTAGTAGATACTTTTACTCTACCATCTAAATTATGAGTATGATTACCTTCTGCTTTATTAGACCATTTAGTCTGCTTAGTAGAATCTGGATGTATTGTGGTATTATTAATATGAGTAGTAAGAGTAGAATCATGACTAGATACTTTATCTTCTACTGAAGATTTATTAGAAGATAAATTAGTCATATTATTATCTGCATAAGTATCTAATGTAGATTCTATAGTAGATTTAGACGTAGTAATATCATCATCTGTAACTCTATCAAGCCAATCATCTAATTCTTCTTGAGTGGTATGTATAGTTGTGTTAGCAATATGCTCAGTTAATTCATCAGTTGAACCTTCCGTAAACACATCTCCAATTAATGATATTACTTTACTTTTCATGTATTCATATAAATCAGTTTCTTTATTATCTTTATCATATGTACTTTTAACCATTATATCACTATAGTTAATATCTACCCATGATATTTCTCTATATATCTTAAATTTAGGATTATTAGCATCACTAGTATCAATCCATACATCATTTTCATTAATAGTGCTATATAAATAACTAGGACCTACATAAATACTTGCACTAGTATTTAATTCCCAGCTTTCATAGTTACTACCATTATATTTTCTTATATATCTTACACCAATATACTCTATTATTTGATATATTAATGCATCAGTTTGTGTTATTATCTTACTTACAACGATATTTAAAGGTCCTTTAAATGATTCCGGAAAACTAGGTCCATTATCCCAATATGATATAGTATAATTTCCAGGATTTACAAGATTATTTAAATCAAAAGGATCTTCTTTAGATGAAGATAATGTAAACCAACCTATAGTAGTGGTATCTATACCTTCACTAGTAGTTAAACCTAAATCAATCTGTTCACCGGTGTATTGACTCTTATAAGCCATATTATATTCTCACCACCTTCAATATAATGTGAATATCGTCTTATAAAATTAAGCCGTTGTTTTATTATAGCCCTATTTAGGACAAAAAAGAGTAGACCAATCAAAAAAATTTATATATTTGATTGGTCTATTAGTTTTTATAAAAATTAGATTAGTGAATAAATTCTATATACGAAACTAGATTCAGTTTCAGTAGTTACATCTTTATTATGGAATGTAATGCAACTAAATAATCTTACATTAGCATATTCTTTAGCACTTTCTACATATTCTGCTGTATAGAAACCGAAAGTATTATATCTTGCTAAACTTAACTGACCAGCATTTTCATACCATTCTCTAATATCAGATGTATTAAGAGAGAAATTAAATTCAGCTAAAGTTTCAATACCTTCAGTACTACTACTATTCCAAACTTCAGATACTATTTCAGTACCATCTGCTGAAGTATCAACTGAGTTCTTCCAGTATGATGTAATAGTAGGTTCAGAATCAAACTTCTTAAGATACCAAAAATATACACCTTTATTATTAGTATCTTCTATCTTAAAACCATAGTTGTCTTCATCTGTAATGTTAGCAGCATATCTCATTGGAACCATTTCAAGTATATCTCTCTGCTTAATATCAGGATCAACTACAGAAGAGAAGTCCATTCCAGATCCACCAGTTCCAGCTCCGAATAAACATATAGTATCATTTCCGGTAGCTCCATTAACAATTAAACCTTTCTGCTCATTAAGAGTAGCAGGCTTAAATCTAGCTTCTACTCCACAAAGCTTTTCAAGTGCATTAATAGCACCACCTAATACTACAGTATTTTCTGCAATTGGTTTTAAAAGAGTATTTCCATATTTATTAGTTATCTTCTCATAAAGTCTACCATATGTAATCTTATTAGTAGTCTTATTAGAAGCGGCTCTATTAATACCTGCACTATTGAATTTTGCTTCATCAAGATGAAATGTATCATTAAAAATTTCAGGCATTTGTCTTTATCCTCCTTATTTTTAATATATATCAAATTTATTAACTAATTTTTAAATTTTCGTATTAAGAATCTTGTTATTGTGTGGATAATTCAAATAAAGAATCACCGAAGGTTATTGAACTCTTTCTTTTAGTCTTAACATCTATTGTACTTTTAAGACTATCATATAACCAGTCTAAGTTATCATTAAATACAATATCATTATTAATAACCATATATTTTAAAGTATCTACTATACTAAATATAGTATCAGGTAATTCTTCATCTATTACCTTTATTAATTTCTCTATAAATAAATCTCCAAATGATAAACTACTAGTAGATTTAATACTATTAGTCTCTTTAATAAGAGTAATGTTATCATTTAATTTACTCATAGCTTCTAATATAGTTTTACGTTTATTTATAATATCAGTTATATCATCTAATATTTCATAACCACTCTTATTAGGTATATTATAATTATTAGATATAAACCTCATATTATCATCATATACATGATTATTACTACTATAATATATATCATTAATAAGTATTATAGATATCATATAATCTTTAAGAGATTTAAATTCATCTTCATATATATCACTATCATTAGATAATAATTCATCATTTATAAATATATCAGATATTCTAAAATAAGAATCAAACTCCTCTTTAGTCTTCTTTTTAAGATTATCTTTAAATACTTCATCAAATACTTGAGTATCTATATATTTATATAGATCTATATTAGTCTTCTCAAAAGATTCGTTAATTATACTAGTATCACTTAAGTTAATACTACCTACAGTATCAAATTCATCTATATAATAATGATTAGCACTACTATAAGTAGGAATATTATCTCCTTCTTCCATATAGTCTTTAAATATATTCTCTAATACAAATGTATCACCAAATACCCTAGGATAATCTTTATTACCATTAATCTTTAAAGTATCTATTATGAAGGATATTTCACTTTCATAATAACTAGTATCACTAATAATTTTAAAATCATCATCATAATGATGATTCTTAGTTCTAAATAAATTAAGTTGACTTTCTGAGTCTAATACATCTATAAGTAAATCTTCTAATGATTCTACCTCATTTATTATTTGAGTACCGTTAGTCATCTTAATAGTCTCTATTAAGAGATTAATTTCTTCTTCATATAACTTAATATACTCTAAAGCATAAGTTATAAAATCATCAATAGTTATTGTATCGCTATATTTAAATATATGATCAAGATCATCAAATCTATCATATATTAATTGTAAATCATTATCAGATGCTTTAGTAAATATAAGTGGTAATATATCTTTAAATATCTGAGTATCGTATGTATTAAATTTACTTATTATCTTATATAATTCATGTAGAGTAAATAAAGAAGAAAAATGCTCTATAGTAGATAATTCTTCATATTCATCATTGTATATATAAGTATCAGTATTAATTAGATGATATTTATTCCTAATAAGAATTATATTCTCTATTAATGTGAGATAATCTCTTATAATAGCAGTAAAACTATTCATTCTTACATCATCTATTAATACCTCATGATCTATATATCTATTTAAGCAATGCTCCCATAATAATTTGAGTTTATCTGTAAATATTTCATCATTTTCATTTAATAAATAATCTTGTAAATTAAGCACTCTATCTACTACAGATATTAACTCATCTATAGTCATAATAGTAGATTCAACTGCTCCACTACTATTAGATTTATCTATATAATCATCTTCTAAATGATAATTCGTAGACTTATAACCACCTATCATTTCTTCAAATGCTACTATTAATATCTCAGTGAATGTATGTCCATCACCATCTACAATACCTTCTCTTAATAGATGTATCTTATTAAATAATCTAAATAGATCATCTACCGTTAATATTTCACTATAATACTTATTAAGAAATTTATTAGATATAATCTTAAGATAATCAGTTAATCTATCAAATTTATCTTTAAACCAATTACGTAGATAATTCTTATGATTTTCATCTGTAAAGAAATTAAACCAATCTTTATCAAATTCTAAATAGAATCTACATAGCTTAAGATAATCAGTTAATGATATTATCTTATCTTTCATAGTAGCAAATATATTACTTATAAATACTAATAAGTCAAGATATTTTATAAAGCAACATAGTTTGTCTGATAAGTTATATATCAAATCAAAAGATACTATCTCCGCTTTAGCACTCTTAAAGAACTTTAATATCTTATATAAAGAATCAAATGAATTATTAGTATCTAATCCCATTATGAAACTTAAATATTCTAAGTTAGTTATACTAGTTTCTATCATTACTACAGTAGCTTCTATTTCATCTAAAGGATCTTCTATAGTTAAATATCTACTATATAATTGTGGAGATACATCTTTTAATAGTTCACTATAAGTAGTAGACTCTCCATCTTCTAAACCAAATGCTTCTTTTGTATATTCACCTACTAATAAGCTATTATAAATTTCTTTATATATATGGAATTCTTCTGTTGTCTTAGCATTAACCATCTTATTACCAAGATAAGTTCTTAAATCCATTATAAGTTCTATAGTGCTATTAACTTTAGTAATATTCTCAGTACTTAGACTATTAATATAGTTATATAGAGTAGTATCTCTTAATATATATTCATCATAATAAGCTTTATCTTGAAGATATTGAATATTACATTCAAAATCATATCCTAAATAAGCGGATACAGTCATCATATCAGATGATATAACACCTTCCCAACCATGTTGCTTACAATATAAAGCTCCTAAATATATTAAGTAATCATATAAAGAAGCTTCTATATCTGCTCCATTAGTCAACATTATTTCATCGGTAGTATTCTTATTATCTAATATAGCTTTAATAGCATATACAGTTTGATATGTAATATCCATTAGATTAAATACATTCTCTACACCGATATATTTAGTTTCATTATAGTTAAATGATTCACTTTTTAACTTTTCTTGTAAACTAGAATCATCTTTCCAATATGGATCATTAGCAATAATTTTATCATAATCAACCATATTAGATTCATTAACAAGATCTAATTGAGCATCTGATTTAATATTAGATTTAGAGAAATATATATCATAAGCAGAACTTTGATCTTCTGATAATATCTTATTTCCATTCTCATCTAATTTATAACTTCCATCTGGATTAGTTTCATATACAAAGATCGGATTATTATTACTATCAAATCTTCTAGCTTTAATAAGATAATATTCATATAAATCCATATTACCTAAGTTAAATATATCAAATAAATCTAATATAACTTCAGTACTACCTTTATATGATATTAGTATATTCATAGCTTTAACTATCTTCTTATGTATATCCAATGGTATTTCAGAATAGAATGGAACTTTATAAGATTCATAAATAGCTCTAATAGAGTCTGTATCATAAAAGTCTCTATTAATATCTTTCTGTAGATATAAACTATTCATAACTTGTATAGTCATAAGAAGAATTGATAATGCTAAAAATGGTTCATAATAAGAATTATCTTTCTTAAATGCTTCTGAATAGTATACATTTAATACCATATTTCTATTATATTCATATATAGATTGAAAATCGTTCTGTATAGTAGATGTATCATCAACAGTATTCATCCATAGTATTTCAAATCTATCTGCTACTCTTGATGTGTAAAAGTCAATACTTTTACTACCGATATATTTAAGATATTTCTTTTCTGGATATAATTCTATTAATTCATCTAAATAACCTGAATCTTCTATATCTAATCTATATGCTAAACTAAGTTCATGTATAGGAATATCATTAGGTATCTTAATATTCTTAGTATAGTATACATAATCAGTATCTTCCATATCAGGTAAACCCATTAACATTCTATAGTAGTTATTAGTTTCTTCATATAATGTAACATAATGGTCTATAGTTTGTCCATCTACATATATAGGTACATTATATTCATATCTACCAGTATTAGGATTTTTACTAGATAATGCATATTGATATTCCTCTATAACAATATCCCTCATATTTTCAGGTATTTTATTCTTATTAGTAGAATAAAATTCTGCATCATCTACATCATAACCTAAACGTATAAATACTTCTTTAGGTATACTATCAACTATTTCCCAATTTAATAATCCTCTATTAGCATTAATAAATATTTCTGATTTATAAATGCTATCTATAGTCTCATAAAGATTTGCAGTAGATGTATTTTTCCATATAATATCTGTCGCCAATGTTAATATTTGAGTTCGATATGTATTTGTAGACAAATTCATATCAAATGTAGAAGCCATATATTATATTTCACCTACCTTTCTATGTACAATTTATATCTCTTAGATTGTCAATTTTAATACGGTGTTTCATGAGTAAAATATGTACCAGAATAACATTTTATTAATATCAGCCCTTATATATAGAAAGGAAGTGAAATAGAATATCTTATGTCTATTAGAAGTGGTTATTATGGTCTCTTTAGACCTCCATATGAACATGGTAAAGAATATAACTCGTCTATATATATAGTATCGAATACAGATAAATCTATCATATTACTAATTCCATTAGTACCAAACTTCTTTAATGATGCTTATAATATAGTAAGAACATCAGCTTGTAATACGGTATATCTTGCAACACCTAGTACTGATATTTTATTTATATCTGATATATATCATTTATACTATGAAGTATTTAATACCTTACAGAAAGATTTTATCTTATTTACTAGAGATAAAATACCTTTTAGTGTAACTGATGAATTTATGAATCATGTAGAAACTGGGGAAAGACATATAGCAAGAATTAATAGTAAGATAAATGATTATACAGATCCTATAGTAGAATTTAGTGAGATTAATACTGCTATTGCTAGAGATGGATATGATATATCAGTATGGACAGGACAAAAGAAGATATACTTTGCTAATTATATTAGTATAAGAAAACTTACTACATTAGCACAGAATCATGAATATTTATTTGATGAAATTCATATGCCATACATAACTAATTTATATGGAGGACTTACATATAAAGAAGTATCTACTATAAGTAGTAGTCCATTTTTAAGAAAGTTAAGAGTACATAGTTTTTCTACATATGATGAATTAAATTATGCACTTAATAACGGAGCTATTTCTGGGGGTGTAATAGAATGATATTATATAAACCTGGAATGGCTAATGGAAGAAAAGATAGACCTGATAAAACGATACAACTTACTATAGATGAATATCCACAAAGACCGGTCTATGTATTTAAGAATGATAAAGCTAAAGTTAAGTTCATTAAACAAGTAGAAGCACTAATAAGAAAATCATCTGAATATAAAGAATATATTCAGTTTCTTAAAACTCATATGGATATGAATCATTGTACGATACTTAAAGGACTTAAGAATAATTATGGTAAAAAGTATAGTATAGAGATTCATCATGAACCTTTTACTCTTTTTGATATAGTACAAACTGTATTAAATAAGCATCAATCTATGGGAATTGATATTAATCCATTCTCTATAGCAGATGAAGTAATGGAATTACACTATGATGAAAAAGTTGGTTTAGTACCATTATCTAAAACTGTACATGAATTGATTCATAAGGATAAGGTGTTTTTACCTTTACAGTATATATATCATAAATATGATAAATTCTATGATGAATATGAATTAGATATTGATGATAGAGTAAAAGAGAAGATTACTGCTAAAGTATTATTAAGTCAGAGATGTCCTGATATTATGTCAGATGTATTAAAACCTGAATTTGTATATTTTAATATAGAAGGAATTAACTTCCCTACTATACCAGAAGAATGGAAGGATGTATTATCTATCAATAATGAAGGTACCATAAATGAATAAATGAGATAACATTAATATAAATTGGTATTTTTGTGAAATATTTTTTCATTTTATGAAAAGTCCTTTCAAAAATCATATTTTCTCAATATAATATTTTGTCTTTGTTGTAAACGTGTAAGAAGTCTATAAGATCTTTACTGGGGTCTTATAGACTTCTTATCTTTTTTTATAATATTAACGTAAATAATAGTATAAAAATATTTTTATAAGGAAAGGAGTATTTATTGAAATAATATGAATACGACTAAAGAAGAATTTATAAGATCTTTCTTACCAGATTCAGTAAGAGATCTTGAATATACATCAATTAATCTAGATATCACAGATTTATCTATAGCAGATATATTAAGGAATTTAAATAAAACTTATGCTATCAATACCAGAGCTAGAAACGCTATAATATCTGGTAATATGGTAGTATGTGTATTATGCAAGACTGATACTATAGAACCATTAAAAGGTATCTTTATAGTACTTACAAATGAAGAATTAGAGATGAACTTTTATTCATCTCAATATCTTGTATTATGTATATCAGAATGTAATATTACTACAGATAGTAAAATAGTAGAAGTATCTGATAATATAACTGATTATCTAGCTAATAATTTTGATGGAGTAATATCTAATTTAGCTGACTTCTATAGGAAATTTGTCTATGACCCTGATGAATATATTGATGACTATGTAGACGTTGAATATATATAATAAAAGACGATAATAATTAATACTTAAATTATAAAGATATATTATTATACCGATACTTTATATCACCCACGTTTATTTTTAAAAGGAGAATTAAAAAATGAAGATTGAAATGGAGATTAGTAAAATAGTCTCCTATATATCGAAAGATATATAACAAAAACACATTTAATTGCGGGAAAATACTTGTTAGATCTTTACTACTAAATTTATATAGTAATATATAAATGGCAAGGTGTAATTACCAAGGTATAGTAAAAAGGTAAAGAGTAGAGATAATCACGCATCGAAGCTTCTTATATTAGATATATTATAAGAAGAACGTTCAACGACTATCGAAAGTGTATCTAATAATAGAAATATTTATATTAGAGAGTAAATGAGTAGAGTAGAGCCAAGTGGTTAGTATATAGATGATATTAGTCTATAGTAAATCTATTAAATCAAAAAGGTGTGTACCTAAGTTATTATATATAATATATATAGTAATATGGTAATGATATAGTCTACGCTATATAGAGATATATAGAAGTTCATAAGAGAACTGCACGAGTGTAGCGAACTCGAATAAATAAATCTAATTATAATAATCTATAGTTTAATATTCAATTCATGTAATATATTACACTCCTTAACATTTATATTAAATTTATATATCACCATAATATAAATTAATAATAAATAGAAAGGAGGTGAAATATAAATGATTAAAACTATAATGAAGGGATATAAAGTTAGAATTTATCCTAATAAAGAACAAGAAGAAATATTCAATAATCATATTGGAACTTCTAGATTTATATGGAATAAGTTAAAAGCTATAAAAGATAATCATTATAAAGAAACTAAGAAATCTTTAAGTTGGTTTGATCTTAATAATAGGATTGTAGAACTTAAAAAGACTAAAGGTTTTGAATGGTTATATAATATATCACATGGCACATTAAAAGCTGTCGGTAAGCAATTAACTGATGCATATAACTTATTCTATGACTATATAAAAGGAAAAATAAAAAGAAAATTTGGTTTACCAAAGTTTAAATCTAAGAAACATACTAAAAGATCATATCCTATACAGAATGATAGAACGTATTTTACTGAAGATGGATATTGGCAGATACCTAAAGCTGGTAAAGTGAAGTGTAAAACTGATCTTAGTATACCAAGAGGTACACTTTCAAATCCAGGTGGTAAGTTCTATGGACTTACTATAAGTAAAAATATAAATGATAAATGGTTCTTATCCTTTTCTATGGAAAAAGAAGTTGAATATGAGGAACGTG